TGACCAATTCATTCTCGGCTTCAAAGGGATCGAAGTGTTGCTTACCATCCCTCTTGCATGTTGTATTTTCTACATCCAATATTGTTAGCATAACTTACCCCTTATATATTTAATGGCTCTCTGCATACGAGGAACATCGTCATGGAAACATCCCAATGCTCTGTTACAACTATGGCATAGCCAACCTCTGAAATCATCTGTGTCATGGTCATGGTCTAGTACCCATGTTGATGCGTTACCTCCCCTACCCGCTGCTTCTTCTTCATCACAGCCACAAATTGGGCAGCTATAACCAGCAGGAGGCTGACCATGTATGGACTTAAGATGCCTACGCACCTTGTGTAACTCATTGTTACATGACTTGCACTCAGCCCTAAGATAAGTACCCCCACCTGACGGGCTAAAGTGTGAAGTAGGTAGTGTATGCTTACACTTGGAGCATACCTTTACATCCTCACCCTCAGGGTAGGCATCATACAGGTCAACGAATAATTCTATTTGATCAAACTCCATAACGAGCTATCCTCCCATCTAACATACATGTAATCTTACCATGCCACCCACTCAGTTTATTCTTAGTGATGTTGATATGGCGCATAGGATCTTCCATAATATCTTCCTCGCTTATCGCAGGGTTCTTTGCAATGAGCAACATAAGGTCTGCCTCGGATGCCTTACCTGTCTTGGAGCCTTCCATCATAGACTGATTCAGTATCACCTTGCCCTCTGCATCTGCACTTAACTGTGACATATAGAATATAGCACAGTCATACTGCTTGGCAATGTCTCGTGCATAGATAGCATTAGCCTTAAGCATAATATCCTCACGAGATGCTCCATTGTTCCTAGCAAATTTATCACCCATGTCTAATACAACAACATCAGGTGTGTATGATTTAACTACGGACTCAACCCATGTCATGTCCCTGCCTGTCGCATCAATGAACTTAACTTGATCCTTTATACGTTGGTACTTAACCTGTGCCTCATGGGGGTCATCACGAATCTGGTTCAGTGTCATACCTGTAGATGCATTCAAGTAACGTGAGGCTACACGATGCACCGCCTCTTCATTACATAACACAATACACTGGGCACCTTGTTCAGCAAAACCACTTGGCCCTGCGATAAGTGATGCGTGGCTTGAGGTCTTACCTGTCTCTGGCCGTGCCCCAATCATAACCAAGTGACCTCCATTAACACCCTCCACCTTACGTGCCAAGGTAGGTAGGTTGAACCTCCACTGAGCCTCTAAGTCACACTTCTTTAACAGTGCTTCCATATCAATGTCAGCCCACTCGACTGACAGGTTAGGTGTGAAGTCTTCGTTGTAGTTATCTAGTATAGCACGTAATGGTTCAAGTGATGCATGTTCTCCATTAACATATTCAAATCCTAAGTTGGCTACCTCTTCTCCTACTTGCTGTCGGAACATGTCGGATAGTACGTCACTAGCTACATCTGAACCCAGTACTACCTCACGTTCAATCTTATTAAACAGTGTCTGGTATGCGTCCTTCTGTGCTGTTGTAAGTGTAGGGTTCTTTGAAAAGAATAAAGCCTCCACCTCAATAGGTGTTACTGACCTACCATAGGTAGTGATGGCAGCATCAATGGTTGTCTTGATCTTCCTGCCAGACTTATCAAATAAAGTGTTAGGGCAGCGTATGCCCTTGTGATTGTCATGGAAGTCTTTGTCCATGAGTGTTCTTAATAGTGCTAGCTCCATAGCTAACCTCCATGTGATGTGTGGCGGGGATAACAGGACTTGAACCTATGACCTACGGCTTAGAAGGCCGTTGCTCTATCCAACTGAGCTACATCCCCTATGTTAATCTTCGTTGATGGATGTCCATCATCTCATTCTTCCACAGTATTTACTGTGTTCCATCCTTGGATGGCTATATCAATGGTAAAGTCATCAGGGCCAGTGCGCCCACACCCAAGGCAAGATATCCATACGGTGTCATAGTGACTGCCACTAGACGTTGTTAGCTCGTTGTGGGGCGAGCCACAATGCTTACATGGAATTGCTTTTGGTCGTTCAAATGTTATCATCCTCACTCTCCTCTCTACAATCCATGAACGTGACGTTACAACTAGGTGACACACCTAACTTAACACGATCCTTCGGGCGGGTGTCCTCACCAAGAGGCACTTCCTCTGTGTCTCCCTTGAATATCCTATCCCAATTATCACGGAACTTATCAGTAGACTCTTTACTCTTTAGTTTATCACCTGTGATATCATTCGTTGCTATAGTCCCCATGCTTAACCTCCAAAGAAATCTACGTACTCACTATCACTCCATGTACTGCCACTCTTAGAGGCTATAGGTGAGCCGTAATCATTATATAATACCAATACAGGAATGGATCTAAACCCTAAAGCAATAATAGACTCACGATGTTCCTCTTCTGCAACATCACATTCAATATAGTCCGTTAGCTTTAACTTTGTAAGTCTATCCTTAAGTGCCGTACATGCAGGGCAAGATGTTCCAGTGAATAGTTTAACTGTATTCATTATGCATTCTCCTAATTTCCACTAATTTCATGGGCATTGAGCCATTCTATATATTCATAAGGCGTTAGGTACTGTTGTATTACAAGCTTCAATGCCTTACGCATCTCTGCATGATAGGGATCACCCTCATGGTATGGGCATGTATCGCCATCCATATCTTCATAAAACTCTTTCAATCCTTCACAGATTATAACATCAACTACATCATCATTAAATATTTGTGTTAATCCGCTTATAAGTTTATCATTCATGATATACTCCCCACTAATATATTAATACCATAATACACTACAAGGAACCATGCCAATACATACGCTCCTCCCTTAAGAAATTCGATTAAGCTCTTCATATCATTCCCCCTTTGGGTATGCTTCTTGTTTATACTTTATGTGTTTAGTAACATGTTTCTTATACGTCTTACTACCCACTATGAATATGTATCTATGCTTCCTAGGTCTAGGTGCGGAGTAGAAGTCATCCCCGTACTTATCTCGCATAGCTTGTGCCCTATTGGGTACACCTCTGAACTCATCAGCTATGGACTGCCCATGCAGATGCTCTTTGCCTTTCACCCTCCAATCAGTACGCTTGGCACTTAACCCATGGTAGGTAAAGTTACATGCTTGATAGACGTACCCTACGTGTCCTTGTGATTTATCAGCATAGGATATTATGATACGCCCCTTAGGTAGCATTGTCAAACTCTTACCCACTAACAGTGAAGCTTCATTGTTACCATTGTACTTAAGGCACAACCTGTTAAGCTCAAGCACCTCACCCTTATGTTCTTCACCTGCAATGCCCACCCTTAATGTAGCAGAGGATGGTGTACCGTAGGTAACAACACCAATTAATTCAGCATCCTTATATAGGCCATACCTATAAGAAATACTGGGCCACCTCTTAGCATAGTGAATGCCTAAGATGAATGGCTCACAGTCTTTCCTCGTTACAGGTGTGACACTGTAGGTGCTAGTCATCGGAGCTATCCTCTACTACACTTATAGATTCAGTACCACCTACACCCCACTCTACCTCGGCAGTTCGTATAGACGGATCACCATCATGGTACAGGTCAAGTGCATCAGCTAGACTATACGCTGCTACATGGTATGTGTACTTGTTATGTTCCAGCTCAACTGCTGTTATTGTATATGCTTTTTTCATTATCCCCATAGGAATCAAGTCGTCATGCTCTACTTTTTTCATCTTACACCTCACTCATTCGTCTTAAGTTATTTAAGTCTACATCTAATCTATACTTAATGTCATCCTCTAACTTCAATGCCATTGCCTTACGTACTATTCTACGTAGTTCTTTGACATGCTGCAGAGACTTCATAGAAGCATCAGGATCTAGTGCTACGATCACCTTATCATACTCATGTAAGGTATCCACATGCCCATGTCCTAGTGAAGTACCCAGTAATGCTACGCCTACATACCCCTCAGAGGCACAGACACTGGCACTGATGGCATCTTCTACTATAACTGCTACATTACCTTGGCCTACGATGAATGGCATACCAGAGCCACCGTACCGCTTCCATTTAGGTGTTACTACCTTGTTCAATGTACGTCCAGTAGCATCATACAACACGTGGTTCTTAATGATAGGGAATACTACCCTTGAATCCTTAATATCCCATAGGTGTTTACTTGTATCAGCAATACCCCAGTACTTAAGCCATGAGATAGCTTCATCAGGTAAGGCTCTGGTCACACTAAGGGGGAACTCAATAGCTTCAAGGGCATGTTCTTTATTACTACCTTGCATTAACATTCTAATGTTTGCTGCAGATAGTTGACCCTCATACATACCTCTTGTACCACATGAGGCACTAAAGCATTGCCACTTGAGTACACCCATATCATTAGATGCACCAAAGGTATTCTTTCTATGACATACAGGGCAGTCCTCTCTTACCGAGTGACCTATAGGTAGCTCCATATCTATTACGTACTCTCTAGGATTCATAGTCAACTCCTACTGTTACACTGGCGGTGGGGGTAAACGGAGTGTAGCATGGATATGAACACCCGTCAAGTTTTATTTCAGATAACTTCATAAACAATTGCATCAATCAGTTTAGTGATTAACATATTAGTATCTGCCCATGCTGAGGACTCCATGGAAGTCTCTGCCTTAACTAAGTACACAGTCCTAAGCAAATTAAGTTCCTCTAGTGTTTCAATAGTAACTACTACATCTACTGGGTGGAAGTTATCTTTCGTCTTTAATTTAGTTACTTTCATCTGTAGTCTCCTTGCTATCCCATCTTGCTTGCATTGCCATAGTAGAAGACTTAAGTGTGTTCTTCATATAAGGCTTAACAGATGCAGGGTTTGTGTGCCCTGTTACTGCCATGATTTGCGGTAGATCTACACCAGCATCTACCATCTCAGTAGTACCTGTCCTTCGCATATCCCTCAGCTGCAGTGTACTAGGTAGACCCGCCTCTTGTCTAATCACCTTACCAGTAAAGGATAGACCCCTCATAGTGTAGGGTTGATACAGAGACATGACGGGCCTAGGTCTAGGTGCTATCCACTTCTGGAATCCAAAGTCCTCATGCTGTTTCTTTAACATAACCTGTAGACTAGGTGAGGTAGGCAATGTTACTTGCTCCCCTCGCTTAGACTGATCTAACACCAGTATCCCTGTGTCTAAGTCATAGTTCTCCCACTCTAACAAACGAATATCCCCTAGCCGCTGGCACCATTCATAGGACATCTGAACTATCAGTCCAACATTACGCCATTTGAATTTCCCATAGGCAGTACTCAGGTATTGGGTGATATCATCTGTAGACCAGACCACCTTACGTGGGGGCAGAGAACGCCTCTTAATGTAGGCAAACGGGTTATGATCGACATACCCTAGCCTAATGGAATGGCCAAAGACAATAGAACCTAAGCCCACCACATGATTAGCCATGGACACACCTGCTATAACAAGGTGTTCATAGGCTCTCTGTGCAATGGGTGTGGTGATCCTAGCAGAATTCATACGACCAAAGGCCTTGCCGTTGATACGCACCTCACCTAACCTCTTAGCCCAATAGGCATAGTCGCTCTGTGTGGGGCCACGTAAGGCTTTATAGTCAAATGATCCAAAGTAATCAGCCGCTAATTCGTTAAATGTCTTCACCCCATGTACCCCTTACTACGCCCATAATCTGAAACACCTCGTGCCTAGGCCTACCTGTTGCCATAACCTGATCAAGTAATTGTGCCCAGTACTTTGACTTTCTATACTGACGCATATACCCTAGTGGGTTACGTCTAGTGGGGGATACTTCCCCTACCTTAATTGCATCTACGTATACCCTTACGTAATTGGTGTTGTCCTTACTCCCGTTTGTGCTAGCTACTTTAATGTCCATACATCCTCCTGTATACCAGTTAAACCCCACGTTAAGTGGGGCATTATTAAATGTTATGCTGCTATTTGAGCTAGCTCTTTAAAGGCAGGGCCATTGATGACACCAGACATTTGTGCCTCAAGTGCCAATTGCTTCCTAGATACACACGCCTTAGACTCAACGTGGGTAGCCATATGAGTGAGTACATTGTACACACGATAGGCAGTTGGCCCTAGTTGGTACGAGTAGTGTAATGCCATGATACGATCTAGCATAGTCTTGTTAACCTTTGGCCCAATACGGGTATTGACCGTAGCAATTTGCTTCTCATAGAAGTCCAGTGCTTGATCATCAGTGACCCGTACCCCTTGCATAGTCTGCATATTAGCGGCATCACTCATTAACATAGCTGGCCAAGTGCTAGCCACCCTACCAATCACCTCAGGATCTGCATGAATTGTGTGCATCTGAGACATAGACGTATTCTCAGCCATACTAATCATGCCATTCATGCAAGCAAGTCGCATGATCATAGCACCAATCTGTCTACGATATGTTTGATCATGGCTATCTACTACACGTATCTTTAAACATGCTGGCTCCCCTAGTGCCTTGCGGTAAGAGTGGTTTGGTAGGGTGATCTCGGCTCTCATGCCAGCATTATTGTTGAATGAACTAAAGGTGGTGGTAACACCCTCCAGTTGTAAACCAGAGTGGTGTAGCCCATCCCGTAGGGCTTGCCACATAATGTTAAACCCTGCTGGCTTGTGATTGCGCTTACCGTCACCTATTACCTCGTCGGTATGTGGATTAACTACCCACCATTTACCATCCACCTCCACCCCATTGCGAGTTTGTTTCTCACGGAGTGGGGTGAAGTTTAGGTAACTAGGTAGTTGAGCTATTAAATTAGGATTGAATGCATTCATAATTACACCTTATATGTGTAGTAGTTAGTATGGGTAGCGGTAACATCCACAAACCCTTGATCATCTTTGATGGCCTTCAATGATACATTCTGTATCCGCTTAGACTTAGGCTTTGCAACGTACAAACTACGCTTACCAAAGTGTACCCCAACAAAGCACTCGCCATTGCTTAGGCCATAACGTGTCTTCTTTACTCGCTTACGATATATAGTCTTCATAATACTTTCCTTTTAACTCTGTTAAACCTCGTTGATGGACATCCATCATCGGGATGTGGCCCTAAGGGTTATCCCCTAGAGCTATTACATAGTAACACTTAAACTTACCCTTTGTCAAGTGAGTTCATTACTGCACCTAAATCCTCACGATACTCACGCACCCACTCCTTATATGTGAGTGGGGTTTCATCGTCCGTGCAATTGTCTGCATAGAAGTTGTAGTGCTCGATTAGTTCACTTACCTCGAATGTTATTTCCGTGACGTTCATATGCCCTCCTCTCGCTTGAGTTGCATAAGCACTAACGTATCCTCAATTTCTCTACGCACTTGCTTTGCTCTAGTAGCCCTTAGCTTATCTGCCGCATCTTTAATGATACGTAAACGTCTTGCTTGTGGGTCTGTATACACCCTGTTCGTACTTTGCATAAGTACCTCCGTCTGTTTATGAAACATTATTTGGTCAGTGAAATTAGGAACAGTGGTTCAATAATCTCGGAAGTGTCGAGAAATCTCCTGAATTTCGACTTGTGCATAACATCTGTACGCTGGTTAAACATATGCACAATAACCTTGTGAGCTTATATAAGGCTCCTCAAGGACACTACACCCCTAACCCTTACTATGGTATTAGTGTATGGTGTAATGCCCTTACAGCGCCTTACAGGAGCTTAGAGTGCAAGGGTAGGTATTAAGTGGGTGTGGAATCGTTTCTGTCTAGCGCCATGTACTTGAATAGCTACACTACCTGACAAGCCATCACATTTCCTACATTCTAGGCAGGTTATGCCTTGTGAATCACTTAAGCACTCAACCTCATTAGGTAGCAAGTTATCCCCATGCATAGTGACACGAAAAGTGTGAGCACCCATGGCTTGATACTTCATAGCTTGCTTTGGACTATCAGCAGATACCATACAGATATCCATGATACGCTTATCAAAATTCTCGTGCATCATTTGATGTGTGTAGCCAGTGTGGTAGCGAACTGCTAGTACTAGGTCAATCCATACATCGAAAGGTACAGCAGCAGGATCCCCATAAGAACCAAGTCGTAATGCTCTACCATGTAGGTACGGCATATGTAATGTGGGATTAAACATGGGGTAATTGCCTCGCTCAAAGGCTCTATACACACCATTCGGGGCTTGGCCTACATTCACATAGCATGGGCCTTCATTGTAATGCCTATGTTGGCATGATCCACATACACTAGAATCAAAGCCCAGCTTTACCGCTTCAGTGGGTAACATATCCTCACGTAATATGAATGTTTGAATCATGTTTCCTGTTTTGATGTTGCTGGATTTGAGTATAGCAATACAGACAATAGGCTTGCCATCCAATACACTAGGGCCACGATACAAGATGAAGCCCTTAGGTGCAGCAGTTTTTCTTTTAATGCTTTGCATAATAATTTCCTTTCAAGTTGGTGGCTTCAAGGACAACCCCCAAAGCCATTACAGACTAGCACTTAAACTTACACTGTGTCAAGTAGTCCCACTAATCCCACAGTAAGCCACACAATAAACATAATGTACATATACATTTGATGCACCTCACTTGATTAGAATGGGATAGAGACATAGTGTTTAATGTACAATTCCACATGTTTCGGTGAATCATTTCGGTGGCGTTGGATTTCTTGCCAAGATTCTTGGCCCTCTACCCATACTCTATGATCATCCGTCATCTGATAGTACCAATCATGCGCCTTTAACATTGCTTCATATTCTTCTAATGTTTTCATTTTCATTCTCCAGTTGGAACTAGGTCGTTATAACTCACGTAGTGTAGGAGCAACTTCGCCGTTGGCGTTACCGCCCCCATGATCCTGCACTTAGACGCTAAGAATACAGGGTGTCGGGCATGTTCCTTTTTGCGATAGTCTTCGACTTCACACATAACAATCACCTTGTCTGTGTGATCCTTGAAGTTTTCTAGGTAGTCTAGCGCCTCTTCATAGTCAAGCAATACATGTATACCAGATAGA